CGCAGCCATTTAATTTTTTGTGCCGTAACTTCACCTTGAAACTTCTTGCCGCCGGCTGATGAAAGAATCTCAACAGGCAATTTGGTGTTTCTTACATGATTTAGCAATTCTTGGCCGCCAGGAAACCAATTCAATTTCTCAAATCCCTTTTTGTGCAGAATGAATTCTTCCCAATCTCGTGACCATTCTTTACGGTCTCTTTTAGCCAATGACAAGAATCCATAGTATTCAGTAAACTTCTTTTCAAAGTCGCAGAGAACACCATCCATGTCTAGGTAAATTTTTGTTATCATTTCTTTATAATTTTTTTAAGTATAAGTTTGTATTTTGTATCTTCTGGTAAAAATGGCATTAATTTTTCTACTTTGGTTTTAAATGTTGGCCACCGAATTGTATCTGAAATCTCTTTAGACCAATTTTTCATAAATGGCAGAATCTTGGCCAACATTGTAAAGCTCTCAATATGTATTTCCTTGCGAAGTGTCTTTGTAAGTAATATTGGATAATCTCCGCCATCCACCTTCAATACAGCATTTGGATCATCATGGCCATCAAACACTTCCTTGCAGTCATTTTCAAACACATAAGAAAACGATTGAAGAACACGCTGATGCTCACGAAAATTCACTTCTGCGGTGTCACTCAATAAGTCACCAACCCATAATGTTTCTTTTGCAAGCAGATTCGCAACAATAAACGAAATTAATTCATCACGGTTGCTAAACTTGCGTGATAGTTTATAAAAATGATATTTGTCTTTACGATTTTCAAATGCCGTGATACTTATGTTTGTCTTGCCATTGTAACGAAAGAAATCATAACTATCTTTGGTAAAATGAAGTTTGAGGGATTCGTAAAGACCGAAAGCCTCAAATCCTGTCATATTGGAAGCCTAGAACCTTTATCTTTTAATAAATTTAAATCCATGGCATCATTAGCTAATTTTGATTTAAGATTTGAATTCACTAATGATGCCGCCACTTCAATCTCTAAACCGGTTTCTTTACAATATTGAACGATTGCTTCTATGTAATTTAAATCGGTGTTTGCTACTAACGCATCAATCGCTTTCGCAAACTTTCCCATTTCATCTTTTGTAGGCATTACTTCTCACTCGCAAAATTAATTTCAGAGCGTGAAACATTTTCTGCAAATGGCCAGTTGTTTTGTGGAATTTCAGAGAAGTCAAACTGAATATCATCATTGTGATATACAATCTCTTCTTCTGGTTTCACAACATCTAAAACACCATCAAACTGAAATCCTGCACCACGCAAGAACATTTCAAAGTTTTCAAGCATAGTTTCTAAAGTATCTGCACGAAATTCTGTGGTGTGTTTTGATGCAACATCAAGTTCATCACCACGATAATTGTCATAATCAAAGTGTTCACAAGTAAAAGTGTATTTTGCCATAATATAGAATCCTAGTTTATCGTTTAGTTGCTTGTTGTGCTACATTGTGTGATTGTGCTGATGCTGCAAATGCTACGCAGATAATATCATCACTCTTAACATATGAACAACGGACTGAAAGTGGGTCAATGCCTTTTGCAATTGCATTGTTCATATTTTCTGCCATCAAACTACGGTCGTGTATATGATACCAACCAATACAAATTACGGCAGTCAAAAACAATAATGTAATGCAAATTGTAAATACATTATCACCTTTTAGTTTATCGGTTAACTTGTCCACTTTAAATCCTTTCTGTTGTAAAAAATGTGGCGGCCAATTGTTATCTTATGTTCCATGTTTCTCCATCCTGGATTCACATAATCGGCATGAAAAAATAAAGCTCCCTTTGATGGATCTTCCAGTTTGTCGTAATTAGAATAGACATAAACTGCTAGGTCCTTAACATCATTATACACCATTTCAGCCCTGCCTGTCAAGCGCTTTGCGGTAGGGTTAGCGTGTTCACAATACCAAGAAAATTGGCAAATGCCTTGTATTTTTTGTTTTACTACACCACAAATATCATTCTCAAAGTAACCCGATTTTACTCGGTTAATGGTGACAAATGCTACGGCAACTTGTCCTTTTTCTGGTTCGTATCCTGCCTCAAAATACATATTTTCTGCAAGGCAATCTACTTGTTTTTTGGCATCAGCAGACATGAAATTGTAATAAGCCTTATATGGCAATTTTACAACATTTGTTACTGTGAGTGAGGTAAATCCTATAATTAATGCAATCAAACTAATTGTGAAAAGCACAATTGCTCTTTTCATAACTTCTCCTTAATTGTTAGGGGGCGGCCGAAGCCGCCCTTGTCCCATCAGGTAGATTTTTTAGTTGTTGTTGGTTTATCTACGGTTATGTTTGAAACGAAATTATTCAAAGTCGCTGCTTTGGCGATAACTTCTGCTTCGGAGGGAAATGGTGGAAATCCGGGGTGCTTAGGTGGATCTTCACCTTTGAGTTTGGCAGTATCAATTTCTACTTGCCATTGATTTGAAATTTGTTCACGCTTTCCATAATAATCATCATTTAACATATCTCTCGCCATTTTTAATAACTCTAGGCGAATCTCAAAAGGTGTCATGTTTGACATAATTTTCTCCTGTGTGTTTTTGTGTGTTGCCAGCGATTGTGTGTATGCTGGTTACTTATTTAGTAATTACCAAGCCCAAGATACACAAGAATACCTAGTTCCTGTAATAACTGGATCTACCCGGTGTGGATATAAAAAGCATGATGGAAAAACAACAGCTGTACCTTCTCCCATTGGAATTACTTCATCACCCCACATAACAAGTTCGCCACCAGTATATTCATCATTTAACATAGCCAAAAATGTCATAGTTGGAACACCTTTTCGCTCACCATCAAACATAGAATGAATGTGGTCACAATGCTCAGCCATCACTCGTGTTTCTTTATACATATTGAATCTCACTTCCGAAAAACCAGACCAAGTGCTAAACCATGGAAAACTGTAATGGGTTGTGTATTGCTTAAAAGCGTCCCATATTCTTTGCATAATGTAATCTTTTGTTGACACACCATTACCGTATGCAATATCCAATTCTCTAGAACCACTTTGAGTGTTGTATGAACCATCAATTGGATTGTAAAAAGTATGTTGTTGCCAAGGCGCATCTTGTATTTCACGGATTGTTTGTTTGCAGGCCTCAGTATCAATCCAATTTTCCATAACCAAAACATAAGAACTTAGGTCTCTGTTCATATCAAATGTTTTTTGTATCATATTAATCCCATAAGTTTCTATAATAGCGACCAAATAATCTTAGCCCGTTTTGAATTCTTTCATTGTGCTTATCATAGCCTTCTTTATCAAATACTGAGGTGTGGTTAGGGCCATGTTCTAAAGAATACATTTTTGGCTCACCTTCTTCGTCCCACTCGCATGGCACAGTTTTTAAATCTGAATTACCAGAATGAAATTGTGCATCATTGTCATCATCAACTAACTGCTCAAAAGCCCAAATCATTTCATCCATTACCCATTCAAATCTTTTGAAATGATTGGCATCGGTATCCCATTCATTTTCTTTTGGTGGTGCTGATGTGCTACGCAATTCTTCTGGCACATCTTCATCATCCACAAAAGGTGCACCATGATTTGTTTCTTTTAATTGTTTCAGCATTGGCAAAATAATAAGTGCCAATGTATGATCCATTGACCAAGTATCCCATCGGTCAATCTTAACTTTGATAGTTCGTTTGCGTTTGGATTCAATCCAATGGCAAAGTTTAGTCAACCAAGATGGGTTTCCATTTTTGTCTTGAGTTAACCATTCACCAAAACCGTGAACATACTTGTCATACGCTTTCGTATATTCAAATGTTGTCTTATTGTATTTTGGAATAAAAAATAGGATCTTCTCGGCAATTTGATATGGCCCAATCCAATTTTTATAAGGTCCGATTTTTACTTTCATAATCTCACAGGTGCATTAATAAAAATGGTGGGACAAGCCCACCATATTTTTACTTCTTTTTTTCGTCTTTTTTGACTTCAGCTTTCGGAGCGTCTTTCTTTGGCTCTTCTTTCTTCGGTGCATTAGCAAAGGCGGTTACTGCGAACAACGATGCTGCGATAAGTGCGACTGCTTTCATACTATAATCTCCTTAATTAAGAATACCAACTGCTTGGATTATAAGGTGCAGTTGGTGAAACCTCATCTAACCTTTAGGCGGCTAGAGCAAAGCGCTCATCATTGGCGTTTGTAGTTTTTGCTTCTTCGGCCGAGTTGTCTCAACCCTAACGGCTTTGGCTTTGCCGATTCTCCAGTTGTTTATTACATACGCTGTCAAATCTAGTCATCCCCATCAGAAGCATATTCAGGTTTTCACCATTCGCTACCAGAATACTCGGTTCGGAATATGCTTTTGGTGGAGATGGGGGGATTCGCACCCCCGTCCAACGCATCTTTTACAACCTTCAACGAATTCTTTACTTACTAAAAAACGGTTCCATTTTTGAGCCAACACCCACAACACAAAATGTATCGGGCTCAATTCTTTCTACAAGAGTCCAAGTTTTAGTATTAGGATTCATAAACATTATAACAGGATGAAATACCTTTTTTTCATCCACCAATCTATGCCCAACGGCTATTACAAAAGGTTTCTCGCCGTGTTTTGCAACTGTTTCATCAAGCATTTTTTTACTCACACAAACAGTTTCAAATTGAACATAGTCAACCTGTGCTATAGCTAACGCAGGTAGAAACAATAAAGTTGACAGTAATTTTTTACCCATAATTTATTTATATGGGTCTATTATATCGTAAAATGTAATCTTGGAGAGGCAAAAGATAATCAGCTTTGTTTTCAATAAAGATTGACGGTACATTTGAATCTTCTACGGCAATTGCAACAACAATTTGGCGAATTGGTTTGCCTGTTCTTTCCTCAAACATTTCAGCATATGCGGTACATTGCATAAAATAGTTTTGTATGTGGTCTTTATCTTTTATTCTTGTTGATGTTTTCCAATCTACAATAGATAACTCACCTTCCCATTCCGCAATACAATCACAACGACCCGCAATCTGCAATCTGTCACTATACAATGGTTGTTCAATACCATATATGTCGCCAATGTGATTGTCCAGAAATGGCTTCACTTTGAGAAATAACTCTTTTGTATCGGGCATCATAGATTGATACTTCAGGTCATTCATTTCGTTTAAAAGATATTTCTCAACAGCGTTATGCAGTTTGGTGCCACGACCAGATGCAGCTCTAGAGACACGATTGGCTTCTTCTTCGCCAACTCTCTGACGCCATTCGTAGATTGCTTTTTTGTTGTAGTTGGATAGAACGGTTGTGATAGACGGGTAGGACTTTCCTCCTGGTGTCTTGTAGGTCCTACCCGCTTCTGTTGTTTCGGATTCTAATTCAAAGTCCAATTCACTTAATTTTACATGATTAAAAGTTTTCATTATGTCGGTGTTTTATATCCCTCTACTAACCAAGGGAAATGCTGCTTCATATACCTTTCTCTATTTTTCTGTAAGTTCTCATGTGACCAATCACCCAATTCATTTTCATCTGCTTTCTGGAGTTCTCCTCTAAAGTGTTGGTGCAAAAGTGCTGCTTTTGTTTCAATACCTTTTCGTTTTGCCATACTTTCTCCTTACGAAGCGTTGACATAACAAAGTTTATCTTATGCCATTTAAAAGCTTTTGGCTTGGATTTTCCCCTTTCTCTGCTCGCTCAAGATACATCAAAGCTTTTAATACAGAAGATTTGTCGTCACCTAAATTTCCTATTCCTGTATTACATTGTTTGCAAAGCCAACCACGAAAAATTCCTGTTTTATGACAATGGTCTAACTGCCAATTTTGCGTGACCTTTTCGCCGCACGATTCACATGGTTGCCCATGATCCGGTTCTTTTAAATCCTTAAAATTTTTCTTAATTGATGCTCGGTCTTTTTGTTTCTCTTTTCTGCATTTTTCACAAATTGTATTGACACGACTTCTAAAACCAGTTAACGGATTATTTGGTCCTTTATTGACAAATTTTGTTTTATAGTATGGAAATTGTGTATTATCTTTTAATTCACCACAACAGGAACAATTTGTTTGGCCTGGCGGTATATTTGTCAAATCTTTTTTCCGCACTTATCACTTTCCATACTTCTTTTTATGTAATGAATCAACTACTCTTTTTGTTTTTACCTCTTTTATGGATCTTTTGCCATGAGATTGAGCAACAGCAGAACCTTTATGATTCTCTGCTACTTTGGCGAGAACTTCTTTGAAACCAGCGGGAACTTTATCTTTGATGGATACGCCGCCTACAATTGCTGCGGCGGTTAGCAATGGTTGAATATTCGGGTTACTTTTAAGAAATTCTTCACGCTCAGAAATTTTCATCAGCGCATCAAATTCTTCACCCGTATCAATATCAATAAAACTATATGTGGGCATTATTTGTATTTATCACAGGAGAGAACCAGTAAGGTATCTCTCGTTTTGTCCATCGTGCAAAATGAGCCTTACGCTCATTGTAGTATTTATGATACGAAGCCAAGGAATCGCCGGCGATTTTACATTCATCAGGCATAGCTGGTGTTGGTGGATAAAAGTCACCACCAGGTATATTGTTTGGTGCCACATCCAAACAATTCAACAAACGATTACAGGCGTGTTGTTTACCATAACGAAAAGTGTATTCTTTACACAAAAATTCCCACATTGTAAACAACCACCTGTAATTTGCAACATTGGCACGAACCCATATACCGGATGGGTGATTGATATGCGAAGCTTTCATTAGTCGGGCTTCACGCTCATCTTCTAGGCGCCAACGCTTAATTCTGCGTCCATTTGCGGTCTTATCATAGTATTCGGTACCATCAAGCACTCGGTGTGCGGTTGACATAAGTTGTGCATATTCAATAATCATTTTCACGCAATGCTTATCAAGGTGCATTTCAGCACAAATGCGAGGGTCACGGTCAAGATAGAAAATGTTCATTACCAACTCCCATCATCAATCCAAATTCGTAAAGTAAAAAATAAAAATGAAATTCTTAAAGAGTCCTGAAACCACATTTCGTTTGATTCCTCATAAGCAAAAACGGGAATCCACGCCCAATGGTATGGATTCACCGTTATTGTAACACAGGCGCCGCTGTATTTGAGGTAATTAATAAAAGACATATCTATGCACGACTATATCGCCACTTTGTTTTTTATCCATCATTGAAGCTTTACGGCAAGTTACATTCATTTTAGATTCTGCCTGTTGTAAAGCTTTTTGTACCATTGTTTGTTTTTCTATACATTGTTCAACGGTTTTAAATTCTTGGTAAACCGTATAGTTACTTGGCGTTCCCAACCAAATGATAAGAATCCAGTTCAATTTTTTACCAACTCTAAATTAGGTTTATCAAAAATGTTAGACCATTGCTTTAATTTAACTTTTTTTTGCGCTGATGCCAGTTGAATTGCTGCTTCATCAATAATGCCAGCTTCAACCATCAAATCAATCATCGCAAGTAAATCACCAACTTCTTCGGTTAGTCGCTCATGGTTTGTTCTGTTGTTGTATTCAGAATCATAACCAAAACGAAAAACCTTACTAATTGCCTGTGTAACTTCTGCACACTCTTCTTGGCAAATTAGTAAAATCTGTTTTTCACTATCTTTCATAATATATCCTTAGTAAGGTGCTTCTCTGCGACCGTGGTACATATAGTTTGTGGTAACACCCACCAACCTTCCATCCACTCGCCATCGCAGAGATTCTCGTATAGCCAACGCCCGTTTGGTTAGACGGCATCATTTCTGATGTGGTAGGCTTTTCACCCATGTTACCATGGCAGACCTTCTACCAGAACCACCCGTAGGTTATCAGCCTACTTCTATCATGCGGGTCACATTAGTCGCCGATGAAACGACTTGCTCTTAAACTCTTTTGACAATCTTAAACGGTTTGTCACTCATCGGTGTAACAAACAATTTCACACCAAATTTTGCACAAGTTTCAAAAGGCACTTCTGATTTCTTTGGTACGACAAAGAACGAACCAGGTTTTGCCATCATAAACTTTGCAACTTTTTCACTTACATTTTTCATTTGAATCATTTAAATCTCCATAATCATAAGGGGCACGGTGTCTGTTTCCCAACAGTCGCTGTCGTTTGAGAATAGGCGCCATGTGTGACGCACACTCCCCCATTTAACTCACAATTAAGCTGCTTCTTCCACTTCAACGATTTCTAGGTCAGCATCGGCTGTAACAGCTTCAACTTTCTTAGGCTTGGCAGGCTTCTTCGCAGGAGTTTTTGCCGGTGCTTTCTTCGGCTTTGCTGCGAGGTCAGCGAGTTTAGCAATTGAAGGCTTCTTGGTCGTTTGACCGGGTGTAAAGTTTGCACTTGTAACACCAGCACGCTTCATATACTCTTTTACTTCAGAGGCATTTACAACCTGATATGCCGTCACTTTGCGGCCATCTTTGATTGCTTTTACAACGCCGTTCGCCTGAGTTTTGATATGCCACATATAAGTGGACAGGCGATACATATAGATTTCGTTGCCGAGTGTGGCATCAATCTCTTCAATCGTTACGGGCTTGCCAGATTGCAAAACGGTTAGCAATTTCTGGAAGGGCTTAAGTTTTGTAGATTTACCACGAGCCATACTGTAATACTCCTTATCAAGTTTTGGAACAGCTATTATAACACAACACGGTTAGATTGTCAAGGTATTTTGCCAATGTTTACCGTCTTACATAAACGGCAAATGTTGTTGCATCTTCTTTGATACAATAAGATTGCCGGGTATACGAGGTTCGCCCAAATTTTGCCGGGCGAGGTCCACGAAAAAGAAATCGTAATTCATAACCGGGCTTCATCAGCTTACGAAAATAATCACGGTTTTCTTTTGTATATTCACTCATCGGTATTCCTTTAAACAAAGAATATTCACTTTTAGGTGATGAGTATTTTAAAAACTTAATCAATTTATTCTCCAATAACAAGTGTATCTGCTTCTAAAACCGCATCTTGGTAAGACACAGCATTTAACTCAATTGATTTGCCACTTAAAAAGTTTGCAACATATGAAGAACCATCATATTCAATACCAATTAAAAAATCTTCCACTTTAATCTCCTCCGCCATCACCAGAACCATCACTTTCAGAAACTTCATTACCTGCGCCGGCACCAAGTAAATTGTTGATGCGAGTAGGAATCACTTTTGTATCATTACAAATATCACAACAAACACCAATCATAACGGGTTCAGCATTGTGACCAAAACCAAAAACTCTACCATTACAAATAACACATTTCATTTTATCTCACCAAGTCAAAATGATTACCAAGATACAAGTCAAAGGTTTTAATTAGATGTTCATAATCACCTTTCATCATTTCTTCCGCAATTTGGTCACCAAGTTCGGCGGCACCAGACCTGCGAAATGTTTGTTTAACAACACCAATTAGATAAAAAGCATTGCCTTGTGGACCAGTCAAATCAATCACAATCTTTTTCTTTAAATCACTTTTGTTGCGTTTACGAATTGTCATTTTAACCCCAATCCTTCATATCGGTTGTTTCATTATAACCTGCCATGTAGGCAGCGATTTCTTCTTCACTCATATCTACTTCTTCAATTTTAGTGGATTGATATGTCGCACCTGTAAAATAATGCGGTTCAGGAGACCGATGATAATAAGCATCGGCACTACCACGGTCATACGCACCACCATGCCGAGTAAATACTTCACGATTAGAATATTCACTTTTTTCTCTCTCACCAATAAAAATCATCATATTAAGCTGCCTTCATCATAAAAGTAGGATACTTCACAAAACCAGAGGTGTCTTTTTTTGCTTTGCCTTTTGCATACAGACCAACAACAACACCTTTTGGATCCAGAAAACGCAAATCACTTTCATCACCATTGAAAACTTTCATACCGTTCCACATTTCAGGCATCGGTGAATTTTTCTTAATACCAAACACCGTTGCAACATTCATACCTGCACGAATCGCATTAAGTGTATCAAGAGCATTACCATCAGCTTCAGAGAATGTCAAATGATAATTGGCGATGCCGTTCACTTTGCGACCAGGAATTTTGGTGTAATCATAAAATTGGATAAAAGGAAATGCTTCAAAGATATTTTTGAAAACAATTGAACGGCCATTTTTATCAGTAACCGTTGCTTCGTATTTTTCCCATGCAAGGTCAGAGGTGCCATTCAAACGAAAAACAGGAATCAAATTCTTCTTAGCGGATTGTTTGATTGCTAATTCAATATCTTTGACCAATTGTGCCATAAACTCAGCACGATTCTCAAAAAAGAATTTTGTTTTGCGAATACGAGCTTGTTGAATTGCATTGGTCGTTTCGCCTTTTTTAATCATACCGCCACGACCTGCTGTATTCAAACAAGCTGCAATACAACCTGCGGTCGCTTTTGCACATACATTATAACCTGAAAGAGTAGCAGGTGCAAGGTGCAAAATATAGGTCATATAACCTTGTTTCATACCTTTAAGAACCTTAGGATTGCCGATTGTCAATAAACGCATAATATAACCTCTCTCAATTTCAATAGGACCATTATAACAGGTGGTGGCAAGAATGTCAAGCACTTTGTTGTATAAAAACAACACTTCCAGGCGCAGGTTAGTGAACACTCACTTACCTTCGCATAGTTGCCTGATCCTTTGCTTCTTCATCAGTAAAAATAGGCACAGCATTTGATTTGTGTAAAGTGCCAATGCCTTTCATTTTGTCACCGGTGTATTGCTGAATATCTTTTTTGTAGGTGTTGTATTCGGTGCTATTAAGTGACGGATAATTTGGCGTTTCACGGCGATACGGTGCAATTCGCTGCATCGGCTGCTGAGAAACGGTTGCATGAGTGGTTTTGGGTGTGTGTTTTGCAATCAATTCTTCCCATTGTCTGGCAAGCTCACGCTGCTTGGCGGTGGGCTTGCGTTTTTTGGATCTTTGGTGTGTATAAATGATTGACATATTAACAAACGGGTTCTTGCACTTCAATGTTGATTGATTCACGCTCTTGTAATTCAAAAGACAGATAATTGGCCAAAGAATTGGCCGGTTTGTCTTTTATCCATTCAGCAAGTAACCGCAAATCACGGTCAGAAAGAGAATTAATTTCACTTGCAATTTTCATAATTTGAATCATAATAAACTCCAATTAAAATGCGATAGATTTGAAACCATAAGGCGCAACATATTTCATCGCACCACTTTCACTTTTAATAATATCACCAACCGATACCGAGTGCATATCGTCAAAGCGAGTAATTTTTTCTTCAGGACCAATGTTGCCAATTTCAAATACATGGTCAAAAGAAAGAGCGTCAATCTCTGCTACTTTAGCATACAGACCGGCTGCTTTCTCAATTGCTTCCGTGGTGGGATCCATAGTTGTGTTAAGGTACATTTCACGCAAAACACTATTTTCATAATCTTTGTCGGACAGATTGATTTGATATACGGTAAATTTCATAATTAAACTCCTAGTTTATTTGCAACAGCTTTCACATGGCTACAGGTCATTCTGTAACCGAACCCGGTACAACCACAACTCAATTGCTTAGTAATTGTTTGAAACGACACCTCATAAGTTTTGTTTTTAGATTTTGATTTGACATGAAAAACACGCAAAGTATCCGAAGGCATAACTTTGTCTGCCTTTTCTTCTTTATAATCTTTGGGAATTAATTTAGATAAACCGCTATGTTTTGTTTCCACGAATTTGCGGTATCTTTTATCAATTAAATACGGTGAATTTAATTTGTGTATCGTTTTATCTTTGGCATTATAATATGCCAGAATACGACTTTTGGGATCTAAAAGATAGGTGTGATTATACACGGTATATTCAGAATTCCATACCGTTGTTTCTTTTAGTATTTTAAACATAATATAATATCGCCGTTTTTCAGTATTTTTCCATTATACCACGGCTGGGGCAGGATGTCAATAGCCCCTGTTGTTTTTATACAACAGGTAAGTGAGTGGTCACTAACCCTTTAGGAGACGCTGTTCCTGCGATTCTTTCATTTCTTCCTCAAATTCAGCAATTCTCAGGCGATTTAATTCGCTCTCTAGTGCAGATTTAAGTGTAGAATCTTTTGATATCTTTTCTTCTAGCTCTAGAATTTGTTTAAGAAGAACCTCTCTATACGACATAATCTTCCTTCTCTTGTTTTGCTAGACGATAAACGGATTTATCGTGATGTTTTGGTTTAAAAAGATTTTGATTTTCTTTGTCACGGTTCTTTTTAAATTTTGTTTTAACCGGTTTTTGATACTTCTTGCCGCCTGTTAGCATTTGTGAAAAATAACCTCCTTATAAGATATGGTCAGCAATGCCAAGTTCAACGAGTTCTTCAGCTGTCAACCAAACATCGGATGCAGGTAGAAGTTTTCGTTTGATTATAGAACCATTGAGGTCGGTACAAGTTTTAAGTAAATTGACCATACGCTCATTGGTATTATCACATTCTTTTGAAAATGATTTGATATCATGGTGTTTTGTTTGTGAAAGTTCATCACTAAACTGGTGTGAAAGAATGCTAGCGTTTTTGGAAATATACCGATAGCCTCTAGTGCCAGCTGCAAAGATAAGAAAAGCGGAACTCATCACACTTCCAAGACCCACGGTATTAATTATGTGTTTGGAATGCCGCATCATATCAATCAAGGCAAAAGCGTCATTGACACTACCACCTTCAGAATTGACATAGATTGTAAGTTCTTTTTCTTCATCGCTGGCGTTTTCATAAATCAACCAGCGAATAGCTTCGCCAACGATTTCTTCGTTAATTTCACCATTGATAACAAAGGTATGATTTTTGAGTAAGCCCAGGTTAATAATATCGCCTGCACCAAGGCCTTCATGCCGTTGTATGTCTTTATTTACCATTTTGTTTAAGATGCCAGTTATAAGCGGTTTGTAGAATGGACATTATATCATGTTTTGGTTGGTAATTCAATATCTTTTTGGCAAGAGTTATATCGGCAACTAATCGTGCCGGATCACCCTCACGCCTTGGCAAAGTTATCACATTTGTCATGGGCATATTTGTCATTTTTATGATTTTGCTAATGATGGAAACTACCGACTCTCCTATGCCTGTTCCTAAATTGAGTATGTGGGATTCTTTGCCGGCAAGTAGGTGGTCTGCGGCAAGTAGATGAGCGTTGGCAACATCTGATACATGAACATAATCTCGGATGCAGGTGCCATCTTCTGTGTCATAGCTTGTTCCATAGATTTCAACGAAAGTATTTAGATTTTGCAAAGTTTTAGGAATCAAGTGTGTTTCTGGATCATGGCACTCACCAATATCATTATCTGGATCGGCACCAGCCAAATTGAAATAACGAAAAATAATATGTTTGAGGCCAGAATGCCGAATAGCTGTTTCCGCACACAATTTTGAACCAGCATACGGATTATTGTCCCAATTCTTTGGGTCTGGTTCCTGTATCGGCCTATTTTGCGGTTCATAAACACCAGCCGTAGACGAGTAGATGATGTTGTCTAATTCTAATTGTTTCATCATGTTCAAAAGAGTTGTGGTGCCGCCAGAATTCACTTCGTAAAATTCAGTAGGTTCTTGTTGTGAAAGCCCGACTTCAATACGCCCAGCAAAATGAAAAACAACATCAGGTTTGCTACGCTTCAATGCTCCATATAATGACAATGCATCACGAATGTCAGCATTTTCCCAAATGTCCAAATAAAGGTGTTTTGGTTGTTCGTAATCATAACCAAAAACTTTCCATCCAGCTTTTTTGAGTTCCTTGCAGACATGAGAGCCCAAATAACCGGAACTACCGGTTACAAATGCAGTTTTCATGTTAGATGAGCGAGTCCCGTTCGGAGAGAATAGGATTTTTGATTGGCCACCAAATATTGTGTCCAGAATCGTCCCATCGGATTGTGAATTGGCTTTGGCGGTCATAATATGCGTCTAGTTTATAATGAAATACACAATGGTCACTCATTACAAGATGACCATTACCAAAATTAGGTGGCACTAACACTTGTTGCCTGTTTTGCTCTGATAATGTAAAGGATTGCCATTCACCAAATTGAGGTGATGTTGTATCGCAATTTAAGACAACAAAGTAAATGCAACCATGAAGGCAAGAGATAAGTTTGGTTGTTCGGTTGTCGCCATGAATTCCACGCAGCACATCCTTGCGTGAAGTGCTAACAGAATCTAAAATAAAATTTGTTTTAATACCGTTTTTTTGATAAAGCTCTTTGTGATAAATTTCCGTATTTGTACCACGAAAATCTTCAGCCATAATTGGCGGTGTAATGAGTAAAACACCGTCTAATTTTGTTTTTTCTACTTTCATTCTGTGATAACAATACCGGGACCTACTTCAATTTGTTTTAATCGTTTATTTGTGTGCCAAGGAAATTCGGTGCCATATTTCTTTTGCATTACTCCATTACCTTGGTCAAAGAAATCTTTTGTTACAGAATTTGGATTGCCATCTAAGCGATAACACAATGTATGAGCATTGGTGCAATCAAACTTTGAAAAATGCATTGACAGGTTTGAAAAGAATTGCCTATCTGCACCCCATTGACCATACCATGAATGACCTATACGAGTAGCAACATCACGCTTAACAGCAAAAGAGGAGGTATCAATATGAAATACTTTGTCATTAAAATATACAGGCCACTTGCCAAGCGATTCACAATTGTCATCGCAAAGGTACTCTCCTTTTTTGTCAAAGATTTTTCGTAGAGAGTAAGCCCAATCGTTTCCAATCTGTATCTTCTCAACCAATTTCTGAACATGGCAAGGTTCGTACCAATTATCTTCATCAAGGTAACAAATAACATCTGCGTTGACCAAAAAAGAACAAGCAGAATAAACTCTATGTCCGTACCAACCTTTACCAATGTTTTCTTCAAGCGTGATTCGGG